AGAGGAGATATTAATTTCTGCCTTACCAATTAGAGAGAAACGAGTTAAAATAGAAAGCCTTTATGAAAATTGATAGATTAGATGTAGCCCACGAAGAAATCACAGAGAATTGTGACGAATACATTATCATATCTGTAGAGAATAAGATTGATGATGATGGTTTTGACCCTATAGAGGAACTGGTTACTAGGGCTTATGTTAGAACCGATGGAGAGATTCTTAAACAAATATTAATAGATGAGATGCAAAACTCAGGAAAATTTGCTAACTTCGTCAAAGAAGTTGTTAACGAGTATAATCAATTAAATTCTGAATTATGAGTAACTTACAAATTACAGGTGCAATCACTAAAATTACTGATGTGGTTGAAGGAACGTCAAAAGCCGGGAAATCTTGGAAAAAGCTAGGCTTTGTTGTTCAAACGGCAAGTGAATACCCTAAGGATGTATTCTTTAGTGTTTTTGGAGAAGAAAAGGTAGATAACTTTTTAAAGTACAACAAGGTAGGGCAAACGGTAGATGTTAGCTTTAACGTGGAATCTAGAGAATACAATGACAGATTCTATACTGACCTTCAGGCTTGGAAGGTGTTTACGAATGCAGGTGGTGGAGAGGCTGCTAAGACTGAAGCTCCAAAAGAGGAGTTCCACAAAGCTGATGATTTACCATTTTAATATTAGAGGGGTGTAAAAGCCCCTCTTTTAATTACCAAACCAAACAAAAAAACAAGATGATGGCAAAACGATTTACAGACACGCAGAAATGGAGTGAAGATTGGTACTTGGATCTTCCAATTACTTACAAGGTTTTTTGGATATACATTTGTGATAATTGCAATCACGCAGGTATATATAAACCTAATAAAAGAGTTTTTGAATTATTAATAGGTCAAAAAATAGACCTTGATAAATTCTTAGAGTTCATTAACTCTGATAAACAAAGAATTATTAAGTTGGTAAATGGTCGTTGGTATCTTACAGGATTTATAGATTTCCAATATGGCTCTAAACTTAACCCGAACAATCGAGTACATAAATCTATATTAAAGTTATTAAATGATAATGATTTAAACTGGGAGGGTTCTGAACTTAAGGAGGAAGACGTTAAGAGAATAAACAATTCAGCAAAGCCGAATGCTATTGATGAAGTTATAGCTTACTTTGAGTTAAAGGGTAGCAATAAAAAGGAGGCAGAGAAGTTTTACTATTTCTACGAATCTAATGGTTGGAAAGTAGGTAAGAATAAAATGAAAGAATGGAGGATGGCTGCTTCCGGTTGGATTTCTAGAAATAAAAAAGAGCAGCAAGATCCAAGTTACTTAGGTGGTCAACTTAATGCAATGAAATCATAATGGCTCTTTATAGAATGACCTCTCGTGAGGAGGTGGTAAGCTATTGTAAGGATATATATTCCAAAGGGTACACCAAAGGTAAGCACACAGGAATAGATCCTCTTAAACCTCACTATACGTTTCGTAAAGGAGAGCTTACTATAATGACAGGGTTCGCTAATATTGGAAAAACAACTACACAATTATTTCTTATGATAATGGCATCTAAGCTCTATGGCTATAGGTGGCTAATGTATTGTCCGGAGAACGAACCAGTAGGTGATTTAATGATAGATATTGCTGAGATGTATTGTGGTAAGACTGCTGATAAAGACTTTTCAGATAGGATTAATCAAGACGATTACTTAAGTGCCATCGATTGGGCTTACAGACATTTTACCGTACTTACATTTGATGAGACTCCTACTGTCGAGGATGTATTGCAATCATTTAGTGATATGATGCAAGTAGAACATTACGATGGTGTTTCCCTTGACCCTTTAAACGATTTAAAGGCAGCAGAAAAGCAGTCAAAGTATGAATACTATTACGATGCTTTAAGTAATATTAGAAGGTTTATTAAGAAGTACAATATTATGTTCTATTTAGTAGTTCATCCCGGTACTGCTGCGAATAGGAGAAGAAATGAAGATGGAACTCGACCTGCACCAAATATGAGCGATGTAGAGTTTGGTTCTATGTTTGGAAACAGGGCGGATAACTTCCTTGTGTTTCACAGAAACCCACAGAGTGATAAGTGGAACGTGACTGAGATACACGTACAAAAGATTAAGTTTCAGAAACTTGTCGGAGTACCCACTCCTGAGATAGACCCTATCAACTTGTTTTATTCGTATAAAAAACGTAGATTCGAATATCTCAATGAAAATGGTAGTCTAGTAGACCCATTAGATAAAGCAAGAAGAATTAACCAAACATTCTAAAGCTATGAAATTAAAAGTAGGAACAGATTTTAGTGGAATAGGCTCACCTGAGACTGCACTAAAAAGATTAAACATACCACACGAAAATGTGTTTGCTTGTGATATTGATAAATACGCAAAAGCATCTTATCTAGAGCTGCACGATCCAGGAAAGTTTTATGACAATATTACTACTCGTGACCACACCAAGGTAGAGAGACTTGATTTGTATGTAGCAGGTTTTCCTTGCCAAGCATTTAGTTATGCAGGTAAAAGGGAAGGGTTCGCTGATGAGACAAGAGGTACTTTGTTTTTTGATGTAGCTGAATTTATACGAACCAACAAACCCACTTGCTTTATACTTGAAAATGTAAGGGGTTTAGTTTCTCACGATAAAGGTAGAACATTCCAGACTATTACAGATATACTTTCTAACGGAGGTGGTAGTTTAAATGGTCAAGTGGGATTAGATACAATTGACAATGGTTTAGGTTATCACGTTTACTACAAGATTCTAAATAGTAAAGATTTTGGTGTTCCTCAGAACAGGGAAAGGATATTTATTGTCGGGTTTAGAAACTATAGAGAGTTTAGTTTTCCTAAAGAGATGCCTTTAGATAAAAGTCTAAAAGATGTGCTTGAAGATAACGTAGATGAAAAGTTTTACTTGAGTAAAAAGATGATTGATGGGTTTTACAAGCACAAAGAAAGACACGAAAAAAAAGGTACAGGTTTTAAATTTGAACCTAAAGATGGTAGTGGTGTAGCTAATTGTCTCAGAGCAAATGCAGCTCTATGTCCTACAGATAACACAATTATTGAAAAAGAAACTAAAGTAATCACGCACAGTCTTTACGGCAGAACAAGTAAAAACGGAAATGGTGGATCGGGACATTTGACTAGAGAAGACGGCCTGTCTTATTGCGATGATACAGGTAACTTTCAGGCAGTAGAGTTAGTTATGGGTGCTATTAGAGGTCGTTATAAAGATGATACTGACAAGAAGGAGACAGAACAAAGGCTAGAACTAAATAGTCAAGAATACACCAATACACTTACATCAGTACAAAAGGATAATGTGGTAGTACAAGTAAATCCAAGTAAAGAGTCCGGGGGTGTTCAACCATATCAGCAGAATAGAATTTATGATATTGATGGAGTTTCACCTGCTCTTATGGCTAATTTAGGTGGTGACAGAAGTCACAATATAAACACTCCGAGGATAAGAAGGTTGACACCATTAGAGTGTTGGAGATTGCAAGGGTTTAGTGACGAAGATTTGCGTAAAGCTAAGAAAGTTTGCTCTAATAGCCAGTTGTACAAACAAGCAGGTAACTCTATAACCGTTGACGTTATGGTAGAGATATTTAAGAAAATTTATTTAAAATAAAGTTATGGCTGACGAAATTACAATGAAAGCAATAAAATTGCTACGTGAAGCCGATCCAAGTATGGATGAGGTAAATAGTCTTGATAAGTTTATAGCACATCAAGGTGAAGTAATTAAAATGTATGAGCAGTTTAAAGACCATCCTATGGCGGACAAATTAAAGCCTAGGTTGACTGTCTTTGAAGAAAGTGCTTATGCCTTTACTTACATTTACACTATGATGAAAACGTATAAGAGAGAGAAGATGTTAGCTAGTGCTAGAGAGTTAGAAATGGCAAATGCGGTTATAGAGCTTAAGCAAGAATTAGATATATTAAATAAATTAGATAAGGGTGACTAAAAAGGAACTTGACTTGTTAGACCGATTTGCTAGTAAGTATAAAATTGATTGTGTCCCTTCCGAGGGAAAGTATGATTTTTGGGATTTTACTTACGAGTGGGATGACAGGAAGTTCTATTGCGAGATGAAGCAAAGAAACTTTACTTTAGACTTTGCTAGGGATAAGTATAGCGAAGGCATACTCCTGGAGATGCACAAGTACGAGAGAATATTAAGACGTACTAAGAACGAAAAAGCATCTCAAGGCTTGTATCTAAACTTCTTTGATGATGATAGTGTACTTATCTATAACCTGAATAAAGTTAGTATAGATAAATGGTTTTGGAAAACTATGCCCGAAACAACTGATTTTGGTAGAAGAAATTTTATTTATAAATATATTACGTTTTTAGACTACGATAAAGGAAAAGTTTTGTATATTTGACCTGTGTTGTGATTTAGTAGTTCATAACTTGGTTTTCATTGTTTGGTTAATTGGAAAAGGAGGAGTCAGTTTTGATTCTTCCTTTTTTTTATTTACATTTGTTATGAACTAAACAAAAATATATGAAAACAGTCAATTCACTAAGTGGAGGTAAATCATCAAGTTATATAGCATTGAATCATCCGGCAGATTATAATGTATTTAGTTTAGTAAGGACTAAAGATAAATCTTGTATGTATCCTGATTCTAAAGTAAGACAAATTGTGTCAGATAAAATTGGATGTGAATTTGTCGGTACTCCTGAACAGGATCACATTATAAAAATAATGCTACAATTATCAGAAAAAATTGATATAGATTGGGTAACCGGTAAAACTTTTGAAGATGTTATTGATTACAAAGGCGGTTACCTTCCGGGGCTTATGGTTAGGTATTGCACTACCCATTTAAAAATGATTCCTATATTTGACTATTGGAAGAAAAACATAAATGAAGTATGCGATATGAGAATAGGTTTTAGGCACGGAGAGGAACGTAGGCAAAATAGTATGCTAAGTAGATTAAACGATAATGGTAATGAGGAAATAAAAATAGTTGTAGGTAAATCTGGTGATAGGAATAAATGGGGCTTAGTAGAATGGAGGAAGCCGAGCTTTCCTTTAATAGACAACAAAATAGATAACAGGGAAATACAGAAGTATTGGAGTCAAAATAAAGACATTCACTTCCCAAAAGGTTACTACAATAATTGCGTAGGTTGTTTTCATAGAAATCCTATGTTTTTAAATAAAATGTATCAAGAACACCCAAATAAGATAGAGTGGTTTGCTAAAATGGAAGAGGTTCATTCACCTAAAACTTTTAGAAAAGATGTTACCTTTAAGGAAATAATGAATTACAACCCTCAGTCTGAATTATCTTTTGATGATTTCAGCGAATGTGATAGCGGATATTGTGGACTATAAATAAACTAAACATTATGACAAACAAGAAACTCACACCAAAGTACAATGAAAACAAATCTATTAGAGATAAGATAGATGTTTTATTGGAACAGAACGCATCAAACGTAGCCAATTCGGGTACAGGTAGTAAGCTAGATATAGGCGATGATAGTAAGGTCAAAGAAGCCTGGGGTATAATACAAGTTAGGATCAAAGAGATTGACCCTGTATTTTACGATATAATTAAAGAGAGATGAGTAAGATAGAGAGTAAAGTTTGCGACAAGATTTTAGAGCGTTCTGAGATAGGTAAACAGAAGTATGGTGTTACGATGGAGCGACAAGACTTGAGTCGATTACAATGGCTTAAACACGCTCAAGAGGAGGCGATGGACTTAGCCGTATATCTAGAGAAGTTAATTAACGAGGAGGAAAGTAAACCCTTCAAGTACGAATGGAATATAACTAATGAAGGGGACAAATAGTCCCCATTTTTTGTTTTAACTCCCACAAGCCTCGCAATCTTCATCATCTATATCACAAGCATCAGGTTGGTCTTTGTCTTCTAAATCCTGAATCCAGTTACCAAACACTTGTTCAGCTACTTCTTCGGCACTTTTACTTTGCTTTCCTTTATCCATTCTATTGGTATTTGTTTATCTGCCCATTTGATGTTGTGTTTCTCACACCATTCAGAATAGGTCGTTCTACTTCCTTTAAATAACTTATTTGTATGTCTTTGAAATACCATTCTAATGTCTAAATCAGAATGTTGTTTAATAACCAATAGCATTTTCTTTCTATCAGTTGCGGTAAACCTACCTTTGAGCTCTAATATAATACCATTAGGTAGTATTACATCCGGAGTGTATTTTCTTTGCTCTGAAACCTCATAGTAAAGATTTCTAGTCTCATATTCAAAATCAACATTAAGGCTATCAAGTTCACCACAAACATCCCTCTCATATCCACTTCTATATCTGTTCTTCTTTTTTTCCATCTTCAGTTTTCTTTTTCTTACTATTCTCTAACCTAGTTTTTCTATTGTGGCAAGAGTGACATAGAGACTGAAGGTTATCTGAGCATAATTCAGCACCGCCTTGCTTAATCGGTACAACGTGATCCACCACTTGTACCCCAACTACCTTACCCTTCTTTTCACATTCAACGCAAAGAGGGTTTCTGTTAACCCACCACTTTCGTAGCTTTCTCCATTTTGCACCGGCATAAAAAGACGTATCTCCTCCCCAAGACTCTGTAGTCTTTCTCCGGGGAGTTGTGTTTTTTCTAGCTTTTGGTAGTGTAGGCAAATTGATTAAGATATGATTAGTTCAAATCCGTTTCCTTTGGTTGTTTCCAGTAACTCAAGGAGAGTCCTTCGAGATGCTGCAATATCCAACAAGGTGTCATTGTTGATTTTTCCAAACCTACTGCCAACAAGAATACACCCTCTTGTGTCGGTATTATAGTTTCCTTGATGAATAAGTATGAATTTTCTATTGGGAACATCCTCTAATATAAAATGATTTTTGTATTTAGGCGATTTTCTAGGCACAACTTTATAAACACCTTTTGGAACACAACTAACATTCCTCATATTAGCCTTCCAAGGCAACTCTAAAGTTACGCACTCAAAAACTTTCTCTAAGCCATCATACAACGTAAGATAGCCTAGAGTCTGTTCATTTGATTTGTCTACCCTATTAAGATAAGCCCTCATCCTCCTATTAATTTTTATTAAAAATTTTATGTAATTTACTTTTATCACAAGTACACGACTTTGGCTCACCCATAAAGCAAAGCGGTAATACCGCAATCAAAGCTAGGCAAAGCGTTTCCCAAGTAATTCCGTTCACATCTATGTTACTTACAGAGGCTACCGCTAGTACACCTGATACAGTTCGTTTCGATGACCATTTACCTTTGTGGTCTTTAAACATCTCAGGTACTATTGCAAATATACCTTTGGCTGCTATTTTACTAAATAT